CCTCCTACTTGAGCGCAGCTTGGGTTCTCATAGAACCTCGGCGAACGCATTCAGTCATCGAATCCAGATTGTGTCGCACTTCTCCGACTTCGGTAATTCCTTCGGTCCTGCACACATAAAGCCTTGCCAAGGACCCTTCTCTCCAACGCCTGAACGGAAGTTCATCTGTCCGTGACGGCACATCTTCACTGAAGGATCTGATGATGTTGCTACTGGTGTTGCAGCGAACTGTGCTTGGATGTTCTGTACTGCTGTTGCAGTTGCAGTTACTCCACCTGATAGTTCTACTGATGTTGACTTAATCATTGTGGCAACCATTGCAAGGTCTGTAAGACCTGTCTCAAGTTCCTTTACATCTGATGCGTAAAGATTGATAAGAGTTCCATCAGCTAACTTGTAGTTGATTTGGAACTTAGTGTTCTCGTTTGCAGCCATTTACTTTCCTCCACTGTGTTTGATATTTATTCTTACAGATTCATTGCCTACTAATTTAGGAACAAACCCCAGAAGTTTCTCAACCTCTTTTGCATTAACTGTCTCACGACCTTTAACTGTTGTCCAACTGATTTCAACACCACTCATAGTGATGCCTGTAGATCCTTCAAGGCTAGCCTTCAATGAATCTTTCTCTTTCTCCAGCTCTTTAATCTGTGTGTCTAACTGTAAGTAATGCAGTGCGTGCTTGTCAACTTCTTCGTCCTCAATAACTACTTCACTAAGGACGATACGTTCTTTTTTTAATCCAGTGCAACCCATCTCACCGGATGCGTCATAGTACTGGCAGTAATCCTTACAGAAGGACTCATCCTTCTCAGGCTCTGGCAGTGTCTCTGAAGCCTTTACAGATGCTAGCCAAGCAAATGCCTCTAGTGCTATGGCCTCATCGTATGCCTCGCTATGTACCTTTACATCCTTCTCGTTACCATCACGTGCTATTGCTACAAGGTTAACTGTCTTGACCTCATAGCCATTCTTAGATAGCAAGTAACCATAGACCTGCACCTGCCAACGCTGTTGCTTTGATGGGAAGTAACTAAGGTTCTTAATCTTAGAAGTCTTCCAGTCAATGACTGCGCCAGTACTAGGTACAAATAAGTCTACGTGTGCTTTCATATCACCGTAGGAAACTTCAGTTTCTACTAAGTATTCTTTACCTTCAGGATCAAGTGAGCCGATGGCATCTTCGATAGCTGCGTGAATTGCAGTACCCATAATGGCAGCCAACTTAGATTGGTTCTCATTGGTATGTGGTTGTGCGTTCAGTCTGTACCAGACCTTGCGCTTACACCCACCTATCTCTGATGGACCCACCTCTGTCTGCATACTTCTATCACGAGAAGCATCCTTGGCGTGTAGTACGTGTAGCAGTAGTTCCTTTGGATCTGCTATCGCCATTTGCGGTCATCTCTCCAGGTCAACCAAGTATCGAAGCCATATGCTGCAACGAAACCTAGTAGAAAGCTGGTTAAACAAAGTGCAATTATCTCTTTCATTTATACCCTCACTTGTCCGATTACTTGTATTGGTGGATGCGTATTGATATCTAGTAAGGATGCAATCCTGACCGACTCTTCTGCTACCACACTTGCCGTAATGAGTTTATTGTAATTCTTAAGTGGCAAGGAATACAAGTACCCAAGAGCATAATTTCCACCTGAGCCTGCCGAGAACAGCCCACGCTCAGATGTGTTAAACGATAGGTCGCCACCGATGGAGAACAGGTTGGCGTTGAATGAGATAAGGAACGAGAAGTTCATCTCCTTGTTATCAATCTCGTAGTTACCTTCTTTGAATGAAGCTGAAATACTAGGAAGTATCTTGCTACCCATAAAACGAACGGGATCTTCACCACGATATACGGGTGGCTTCCACGCATAGGCAAGGATGTCACCTGGACGTGAGTCACCAGTAAGGCCCAGCAGGTACTTACCTACCGAGATTATCTTGGGCGTCTCAATAGAGATGATGCGTTGGTCGCCATCTGTTATCTGACTATCTGCTGCAAAGACTACAAAGTCTTTACCTTGAATGCCTACTAAGGTTGTGATGTTCCACCTCCGAGAATACGTAAGGCTTGCTCTCTACCTGCTTTAAGACCTTGTACATAAGCATCAAGTTGATATGGTTCTTGGAACCATTTACCAGGTATGTAGTAACTTGCTTCACGTAACTTCTCAATGAGTTCTTCCATACTCATCATCATACCACTGCGTGTCGTAAGACACATTACTCAGATGGGTATGTGTATACTACGAGCCGTGAGGCGAGTTAAGCAGACAGAGCGCCCTTTAGGGGCGCAGCAGACGGACAGTACAGTACTGCTGGTCCGGCTCCGTCTACCAACCCTGCCAAGAATGAAGCACAGAAACCCACTACGTGGGCTACCACCGGTCACTGGTGCCGATCTGCGGGACTTAGGACCAGTCCACGTGTGCATATGTGGCTCCCAAGTATTCAACGTTGCAGCGTCCTTTGATGACTTCGAGCTATCTTGGTACTTCCTAGACGCTACCTGCTTTTCCTGCGGTGCTTTGGTACGAGTTCCTTGTGAACCTGACAGGTATGAAGCACAGACTTTCGGAGATTGATGAAGAGTCCAGGACTGGTATCTGCTCAGTCTGTGGCCCTATTAAAATTAAACTCAGGGACTCAAGGATGTCTACAGCTACCAGTAAATTCAGATGCTTTACGGTTTACAGACGCAACATCATTAAGAGTCAGTATCCCTACGCAGTCCACAAGAAAGATTACTGTGAGCACTGTAACTTCAAGCCAGTCCACATCAGTCAGCTTGACGTGGACCACATTGACGGGGATAGATGGAACAACGACCCATCAAACTTACAGACGCTCTGTGCTAACTGCCACAGGCTCAAGACACACCTGAGCGGGGACTCTAACTCAGGCATATTTTAGGCATAAAAAAAAAATAAGCCCCCACCCAGGATTTCTCCTGAGTGAGGGCTGTTGCCTCGCGCTGATGGGTTACTTAGACCCACGACCAAACTCTTTTGCCTTTGGGTCTAGTGACTTCCAAATTGGGGCAATGAAAGCTGATGCAAAAGCATAGGCTAATGTCTTTGGATCTGTGATTCCTGCTGCATAGAGAGCTACTACTGCTGGTACTGCTGCACGAGCATAAGTTGTTGCGATTGCGATTAACTTAGTTGTGTTCATTTTTCTCCTTATGATTTGAAGACTGGCTTACCAAAGCCAACTACATATACTGGTAATGACTTCTTAATAGCTGAGCCATTCTTCTTTTTGTATGCACGACGCTTCAAGCAGACTTCTCCACCATTGCGCTGATCACCCTTTTTATCGGATGAAGTGTTACCTTCCATAACGTTGACAGTTCCGTCACCATTATCTTTTGTAACAATTCCTACGTGGCTAATCCGATTGATATTATCTCCTGGGAAATCGAAGAAAATGATATCTCCTGGTAGTGGCATAGCCACCTCAGCATCTTCCCATTGGCCCTTCTTCATAAAGGCTTGTGCTCCAACAGATGTTGAAACTACATTAGGAATCTTGAGTCCTACTTCATTGGCACACCACATAACAAAGCTGCCACACCAAGGTAGGAAGTTAGCCTTAGTGAATGCACCATACTTGGTTTCATTCTCCTTCGGTCCTTCAACAATACCTAGTTCAGTCTTTGCTACTTCAGTAAAATCCTTACGTTGTCCCATTGTCATCCTTACTTTTGTCTTTGAGTCCGTTGCTTGCTAGTACTGCACCTAGACTTCCTGTAAGAAACACAGTCAGAGTGCTAAGTAGTTCAATGAATGCTCTGTCGTTAGGTGCTTGCTCACCTAGTGGTTGTGTTACAAATATCAAAGCCCAGAGGATTCCAAATACTGATCCTAGAAATACCAAGGCTAGGATTACTCCGATAAATACAATCAGTCTTGCCTTGAGTTGCTCATTGGTAAAACGCTGTCTAGCCATTATTTAATTCCTTTGGTATAAGGTCTTCGGTACAAGTTCCGGTTGAAACACATTGAGGTTTATTACACTCAGGTTTATCCCAGTTCTCGTACTCTTGGCACGGGTATCTCACCCATCCTTGATAGACACTACAACCGCTAAGGCTTACTGCCAGTAAGAAGAATGCGATATATCTCTTCAACCTGTCGTTCCAATCTTGAGACGGAATCTTTGAGCGAGCTTCCAGAATTCGGTTTAAGTTCATTGAGGTAGTGTTTGACTAACCATCTGACTCCAGCTACAAAGCCACCAAAGATAGTCATTACTGCTACCGCTAGCGTTGCATAGTCTGAGGCTTGCATTAGACCGTCCTAATCGTTACGAGTAGTGTTCCGCCAAACCCAGAGAACCTTTTATCTTCTGGAGTCTTATTCATAAAGTCCATCTCTTCGATGATACCAAGGTATGACTCGCCTGTTCTAAAGTCTTGAACGCGGATAGTGTCACCAACATTTTCAACAGCTTCTAGTTGTGACATACGGACATATGCAGATCCTTCATAGCCAATCTCATTACCAAACTTGTCGCTCTCGTGGTCATAGCAGAAGACTGGATACTGAATCAAACGTTGACGTGGAACCGCAGGCAAGGACTTCAACTGGTAGCCAGTAAAGAGTGGCCCCTTAGTAACATCAGTTGTTGAACGGCTCAAGGTAAACTTAAAGCCTAGATATTCCTGCGCTGTTGTTGGGTAGTTCACGTTAATCTCAGGAACAGTCTCACCTTGTGAGAAGGTACCAATACGGTACTCGGTATCTACTGAGTCAATAGAGTCAATGTTAATGCCACCATTAGTGGTATCAATACGAGCTTGGAGTAGTTTGTAAATCTTAGTCTCAAGTGTGTTATAGCGGATAAAGCCAGTACGCAAGTAGCCAGATGCTACTAGGCTAGTCGTTGACTCAGCCCAGGTATTATTACCATTGGTAAATGCTGCTCTATCTGAGTTACCAAAGAATGCTACCTGTGATGCAGTAGTGCTAGTACCTGCAGCAATCAGATCCCACGCCCAAGGGAAGTAAAGAGCGTTGGCAATAACTGTGCTTGATAAGTCAACACGGACTAGCCCTGCTTCTCCATCTACCTTAGTTGCAATGTAGGCATAACTATCTCTGAAGGCAATAGAGTTACATTCAGCATCTCTAAAGAGAAGCGGTCCATACTGGATATCTCCAGTGGTATTAGCAATGCCAACTCTAAATCCTAGACTGGTAGCAAGGACTGCATAGGTACCAAGGTATACATCAAAGTCATTGATGTGTTCACCGTCTGGCATATCAATGATGACAGTAGGTGTTTCTAGTGTTGGGAATCCTAAAGAGTTTGAATTTGTAACATCTAAGGCAATCTTAAAGACAGATGATGAAGTGCCATTGGGATCATAGCCAGAGATATAGATAGCCTGTGGTCCTTCAGAGATGCTAGACCATACCCAAGAAGTATTAGGATGGGTGTATAAAGCACTAGGCAAAGCACCAGATGCGTTGTTGGCATCTAGTTCATAAATCTTGTTGTTAATAGCAGCAATGAGGCGCTGCTTTACAAAGCGGATAGTTCCGCGAGTGGTACTAGAAGCATTATAGATTTCAGTATCGCTAGTAGTACCAGCAAGGTTACCTCGGTGTACGTGGCTGCCATTGATAAAGAAATACTGCTTACCATTAGTAGTAAGGCTAAAGATAGTAGCTGGTGTGCCAGCCTGTGTGTATGTGCTTGATACTCCAGCGCTAGTAATCTTCTTGAGCGCCGTGCCATCTGTTACCAAAATGCAGTCATTGGTGCCATCATTGACACCAATTAACTGTGCAGCAGCAGAGCCTGCATAGAAGCTGGCTGTGTCATTAAGAAGAGTGGCCTGTCCTCTAGTCCAGATATCTAAACCTTTAGACTCTGTGTACTGAAAGCGCAGTGACTCTTCTTGTATAGGCTCGAAATACTTAATCCCCGCTCCGAAGTGGAACGAGGATTGACTTCTAACCCACCAACCGGTGAGCGTCTG